CTCTGACATTGTTGCTAAGACAAAGACAGGTTACAGCACCAGCAGAGTTAACTACATGGCACAACTGGTAGTCGAACGCATGACTAACCAAGTCGGAGAGTCTTACTCAAATGCCGCTATGGAGTGGGGTGTCGAGAACGAACCCTTTGCCAGAGCCGCATATGAGGTTAAAACAGGCAATACAGTCGATCAGGTAGGTGCTATTGACCATCCAAAGATTGCCATGTCTGCCGCCTCTCCTGATGGCCTGATTAGTGACGATGGATGCTTAGAAATCAAGTGTCCAAACACTTCAACCCATATTGACACTATTCTTGGTGACCAGCCAGCAAAGAAGTATTACGACCAAATGCAATGGCAAATGGCGTGTGCAAACAGAAGTTGGTGTGACTTTGTGAGTTTTGACCCACGAATGCCAGCACACTTACAACTGTTTGTTCAAAGAATCCAGCGCAATGATGTTTACATTGCAGAACTGGAAAGTGAGGTTGTCCAGTTTCTCAAAGAAGTGGATGACAAAGTTAAAAAACTCAATGAAATTAAGGTGTAAATATGGAACAGCGTGACAATTCAGGTGTACTTTTTAAAGAGCAAGACAAAAAAACTCCCAATCATCCAGACTATAAAGGGAACATTATGGTCAATGGGCAAGCCTATTGGCTGTCAGCATGGATTAAAGAGGGCAAGAACGGCAAGTTCATGGGACTAGCGGTCAGCCCTAAAGAAGAACAAACAACCCAACCTCAAAGCAAGCCTAAAGCCAAGATTGAGGATATGGATTCGGACATCCCTTTTTGATGTAATTTAACGGGGAAAGCGTAAGTGAGTACCCACTAACATGGATAAAAAATTTGATAAAAACTTACACGAACAATACGATAAATTTGGGAAAGACAAAGTTATTGAGTTGTTTGAAAAAAACTACAAAATAAAACTTGTAGAAAATGAAGACATTTATGGCGTGGATTTGGTTGCTTATAAAAACAATAAAAAAATAGGCTATGTTGAAGTTGAAGTAAGGAATTCATGGAAGACAGATTTATTTCCTTTTGAAACACTGAATGTTCCAGAAAGAAAAAGAAAATTGTTGATTAACAATATGAAGACATATTTCATTTCGGTTAACAAGAGTGGTTCAATGGCTTTTATTTGCACAGCAAAAAGAGTCTTGTCATCAGACTTGCAAGAATCAAAAAATAAATATGTTGAAAGTGGAGAGAAATTTTTTAAAGTAAATTTAAAAGATATGGTGTTGATTAAACTAACTTAACAGGAGTTGATATGAAGACTTTTTTTGATGGATTGATGAAAATGGCAAACTTTGAGGATTTTGGCACAAGCCCTCATAAACTGGTTCGTAGAGACTCGCCAATTACTTCTTTTGAAGCGGCAGTCAAAGTAGATACAACCAAGCTAGAACAACTTGTTTACGAGGCTATAGGCTCTTTTGGCTCAAATGGGTGTATATCTGACCAAGTGCTAGATATGTTCCCAACAATGCCCTATAGTAGCGTTACAGCAAGGTACAAAGCCTTGTATGACAAAGGATTTATTGAGATTATTGGGACTAGACAGGGAAAGTCAGGCAGAAACCAACGAGTAATGAAAGTTAAAAATCTTGGCTGAAATACTTGCTAATTTTATCATTTTGTCGATAGGTGGAGCAATAACAGTCATTGTGGTGGTTGTACTGCTCCACTTCTTTGCCGATTAAGCAACTAAGCCATTGAGGTAGGTGGTCTTACCAGCTATCTTGACAGCTTAACTATTTATATTATGGATATCAAGACATGAAAAAATCAGAATTAGCCAAGGAAATTCAAGACAAACTTAAATGCAATCATTGCAAAGGAGTTTTTTCAGGTTCATTGAAACAAGCATTAAAAGTTGTTTATGAGGGAAGAAATTCATATTGCTCAGATGCTTGCAGTAAAGCATTTATGCGTGAAAGATTTAGTACACCTGTGCCAAATCGAGGTGCTTGCTTAAATTGTGAAAAAGAATTTTTTTCTCGTAGAGAAGCAAAGTTTTGCGGTATGAAATGTTACACAGGCTCAAAACAATTTACAGAGATGTTGGCAGATTCTAGAGATAAAGCAAAAACTCCTGAATCTATTGCAAAACGAATAGCGTCACAAAAAACAGGAGAAGAAAAACCATGTCTTGAATGTGGAACTCTTGTTTATACAAAAAAATGCCAGAAGACAAAGAAATATTGCAGTAAGATTTGTTATCGGGCATATATGGCAAAAAGATTTGATAGGCAAATTGCAAGCCCAGATCAAATGGCATTACCTCAAGGATATGACGGGTTTCTTGATCGTAATTTGTTGACTTGCACAATTATTGGATGCGATTGGCAGGGGCATCATCTTTCATTACACATGAATACATCGCATGGTATTACTTCTGCTGAATTTAAAAGAGCTGCAGGTTTTAACAAATCAACAGGCGTTGTCTCAAAACCAACAGTACAACGATTGCGAGAAAGGGCGCTTGTTGGTGTTGCAATAGACTCATCTTATTGGGGAATTATAGATAAAAATGGTAATTTTGGTCATGAGCATAGAGATTCTCTTGAGGCAAAAGAACATCGAGCAAAAGCAAGGGCTTTAGTTGGCGATCCACCAATGCGAACGTGTGAGTGTTGTGGGTCTGTATTTCAACAATCAAGTGCATATGGCAGAACTTTGTATTGCACAAAATCATGCCGTGCAAAATATTATGCAGATAACAGACCTACGCAAAAGAATCTTTGACCATTAGGCCACCAAACCATTTAAGTAGGTGGTCTTACCAGCTATCTTGGTGGCAGTCAGTTCTTGTTTCTTGAGATTGTTTGGGTTATAAGACACATGAACCCAACCAGAATCAGGTACACCTTGGGTGTAGAACTCTAAGATCAATTGCGTGTAGTTTAAGTTGTCCATAATCCACTGAGCCAAATCAGCATTGGCAACACCAACTATCTCTATGTCAGCGGCTTGGCCTTTGCAGTGGTCAGAGGTCTTAGAACCTCCTACAGCGGCATTGGACTCAGGACTGCGATAACCTGAGTTCACGGTCACAGCCTTGCCAAAGTGGTCACGCACAGGTTGCAGAACCATATCGCAAAGAGTTTTCAAATTCTCCAGTGCCTGTTCATCAGGTGTATTGTCTATACCCAAACGAGTGGCAGTGTCTGACTTCGTGAGTTCTCTCAAGGTGAAGTTTGCTGACAGGTTCATGGTTTCTCCTTTAAGGTGTCGTAAGCGGATTGATAGGCTTGCTGACAGGCTGCGAGTTGTCTGATTGCTTCGTCTCCTGACTCTGTGATGGCGATAAGAGTTCTAGCAATCTCTGCGTCAAGTTCGGCTCTCTCCTCTCCGCTATCTCGGGGGGCAGGGGTGTCATCTGTGGGGGCTTGTACGGGGCAGTTGGCTGCTTTGGCAGGAAGCCGCAACCGTAAAGCACCAGAGGAAATAGCCAAATCACGCTCTTTTGAAATCTGTTTTGCTTTCTCATTTGATGTCCTTAAAGCTGTTGCGGTTTGTGTGACTGCCGTTGTTAGTGCCAGTTCTTTTTGCCTTGCTTGAGAATTCAGTTTGGCAATCTCAAGTTGCTGACGCTTATACTCAGAATCCTTACCCTTATAGTATCCACCGCTAAAAGCAGTTCCCATGGCTAGTACAAAGCCCAGAATTACATAAGGGTTGAAGATGGTCATGTCTCAGCCTTGCCTCTGACATACGCTTGTGCCGCCATGAAAGCCACCACAATCGTGCCCATTGCCGCACAGTAAGTTGTAGTCAATCCTGCCAAAGCATTAACTTTTTCTAGCGTCACCCAAGGAAATGCAAGGAATGCAATCAAAACAGGAGGCGTTCCAAGTGCCGCCCATGCCATAACCCTTTGTTGGTCAGCCATCTTGTCAAGATTTTCAATCTGAATCATTCGTTCAGACCGTGCTAACTCAGCGTCTGTCACTATGCCATCACCGTCTGAATCGAATTGGTTGTAGGTCGAATCTTTTTCCAGTTGCTTAATCATTTTTTTTCCTATCTTTTTGTTCAACTTGTCTTCTCAGTTTCTCTACCTTCTCTAACTGAGATTTAGCCTCATTCTTAGTCTCCAAAACGTCAAGATAAAGAAATGCCATCAAAGGCAACAACAACGCAACCAGTACGCACGCCGCAATCCAACCCATCACTTCTTCCCCCAATGGCTTACGAACATGAACCACATCCACAGGTACAGGAGGAATATAAAAGTCACCACCACTCCCGCCAGCTTTGCTTGTAGGTTTCTTTCCTCCTCTTTGCGTAGCCATCGCTCTTGCCTTTTAACTGCCTCTTGCTTCAACCTTGCCTGAGTCTGCTCCTTCTCAATCTTATCCTTCATGCTAAAGACCTCTGAGTACAATGCGCCCATCTCAGGAGGGCTTTGATACACCATGCACTCACGAATCTGCACTACCAACGCATCCATCTCTTGTTGTGCCATCACCCTCTTTAAAGCCGCTTCCATGTGGTTTTGGTCAGGGTCATAGACTGTCAAGCTTTTTTCTTCTTCTTCCCTAATGTGTGTTGCTAACTGTTCTTGAAGTTTGAAAAACTCAGTCAGGTGTTTGACGATGTCAATTTTGACTTGAGTTTCATCCACCGAGACATAAGCAGATTTCTTAGACTTAGCCACAGGTCTTGCAACTTGAGGCTTTGGGCTACCAACAAAGAACTTGCGTAGCTGACTCCAGAAGCCACCAAGTTCCTTGCCGATAGCCACAACTTCATCAGCAGTGGCTTTAATCTCAACAAAGGATTCTTTAGCTTGCTTATACAGTTCACAGCCAGCTTGAATCTGTTTGACAAGTCCTGCCGCAAGGAGGCAAATGCTAATCGGGTCAATTTTGTATCCTTATTCTGAAGGCGTATATTCGTAAAACTGTTGTGGCTGTGGGTCTTTTACTTCAGTTCGGTCAAGTGTTGACGTTGCACCAAGATAGCCTGACCTCAATGTAGCCACGGCTATTGCTTCTCCAACATCTGATAAGTCTAATGACTTGATAACATCCTTAAGATTAACCTCTTTGCCTTTTTTGCTTATTATTTTTGATGATGCTTCAACAATTTTCTTTACGCCATTTTCATCAAGAAACAATGTTCTATGAGCATCTTTCGTTGCTTGGTCAATGTTTGCTTGACCAATTAAGGACGTAATTCTAAAAGCTTTGTTAAATGTACTTGCAATTTGATTTACTAAAATGCCAGTTATGCGTTGAACAGATACTCCTCCAAGAACTTGTTTTTCTAATTCAGATGTTTCTTTTGCGGCAACACCCGCTACAACTTTATCTATGTCAATTGTTTTGGATAAACGAGCCACATCAGCCAATGAAACCAAATTATTAAAATGTTCTTTACCAAACACTTGGATAAATGCCCCTTGATTTTCTTGTAAATAATTAAATGGATTATTTGTAGAAAGCATCTTGTTAATTAAGCCATTTTTAACAGCAAGTTTTACGTTTGTTTGTTCATCAGAAGACAGTTTTTTTAAATCAACATAAAATTTTCTTCTATAGCCTATACCAGTTGAACTTGTCATATTTGAAATAATAGATTCAACACCGCCTGTTTCATAGGTTTTTAAAAAACTTTCACCTAAATTTTTTCTGATTTCTTTAGATGCATCATCTATGGCAACTTTTTCAGACGTTAAATATTGACTTTTAATTGTGGCATTGTCTAGTCTTGCTTTTAACGCAGGAAGTTGATCTATGATGTCACTATAACCACCATTGTTACTTGTTTTGCTTAACAAAGCTTGTAATTTTTGTGGGTCAACAAATCCATTTTTGTTTAATGACTGATTAAACATTTTTGACATTACGGCTTTTTCAGCCATTTTTAGACCCTCATCCCCAGCAACATTCAAAAATTGTTTCATTGCAGTTGGGCTTGAAGCAATTAAAGGTGCAATTTTTTCTGAATATTCAAGAGAACCAATTTTTTGGATTGCGTCTGCATCTTTAAATGGAATGCCAACTTTATTAAAGTAATCTGTATCAAGTGTAGACATGGCTTGACCAAAAGGAACTTTTTGCCCTCTAAACTCAACTTCTACAGCACCGCTAGAATTTTGCACTTTATCTAATGCTTCATCAACTTTTGTTTGTAATTGACGCAATTTGTCTTGTCTATTTAAGTCACGAGTTTCTCTGATGTCTTGAGCAACACGCCTTTTTAATGAATCAAGGCTTGTTATATCCATGCCCATTGTTAGGTCTGGTGCTGTAGTGGCTAATGCGCCAGTTTCACCAGCCATAGGTTGTCTACGCATAGCTTTAAATTTAAAGGATTGTTCACGCACCAATTTAAGCAATGGTGCTTCTTTTGCCCACGAGTCATCTTTAAATAGTTGTTGTGCTGTGTTGAGCAAATCTTGAGTATCTTGTGCTGGCAACAATGCGCCGTTCTTAGATGCTTGTCCTAAAACAGAATCGTACTCAGGACTCAAAGCATTTCTAGCCGCTTTTTCTTTAGCTATTACAAGATTTTGTATAGATGAGCCAATCTCTGATGGTTTTGTGCCACCACTAATATCCAAATTAGCCGTAATCTTGTTTAATTGATTGTTAATAAAACCTATGCGTTGATCGTAATCAATTTTTTGTTCTGCTATTTTTGTTTCTGCGTATGGTATTTCTGCTTTTGGCGCAGGATAAAGTTCATTAGCTTTTTTATTAACAGCGTTTTTTAAATCTGCATATAGTTGTTTAACTTCAGTTGCAAAACGTATATCATCTCTTGCAAGTTGTTCTAGTTTTCCTCTGAAAGTAATATCGTCTATACCAGTTACAGCCGCTGTCCCCTGTTTACCAGTAACAAAAAGCACCCTATCTTGCACAGTTTTAAGTTTGGCTTGTAAATTAGGATCAGCTTCGATAGCTTGTTTAACTAAATCTTGGGCTTTTGTTATGCCTTCTACTTTGGCCATGTCTTCAAGATCAAAATCTTTTGGATTAAATTTTGTTTTATCTAATAATTTTTGACCAGCGGCTACTGTACTTCCACCAAAAATAATAGCCGTTCCAACACCACCTATTATTTGACCCGGTGTGCCACCTATTAAACCGCCTACATCACCACCAAATTCTCCACCAATACCAGAAGTGCCACCCGCACCTAATTGCAATCCTATTCTTGCACCTTCAGGAGAAAATATGCCTTTTGACAATAAA